TCTACGATTAATCTATTGCCACCTTCGGAATCAGTGATTAACTTCCAATTTTCAGCATTTGCTGACAACGATGCCATTAAACATACTGCTAGTAAGAGACGAAACATAATTATCCTTGAAAGTTAGGGAATCTTAAAGAATTCCCTCGGTCGTTAATGTAGTTACCACATCATCTGTTAATGGTATCTCAGTTTTGATGTTTAATTCAAGAATTGTATCGTTTAACTGTTGTTTTTGTTTCTTTAATTGTTTGATTTGATTTTCAACATCATTGCGTTGTGTTTCGTTGACTAGTCCAGTCATTACCGAATCCACAGACATACCGTATCGATTTTCGGAACCTTTGGTACTTATTTTTTCAAGTTTCTTTTCAAGAACGTTGACGTCAGTCAACGTTGAATCATCTAGCAGCAGTTCAAGTTGTGCGATTCGTTTTTCAACAAATGCTGCCTTGTTGAGAGAAATATCAATTCCTACACTAGAATTCGCTTTGCTAACAAGACTACGAATATTGTAAAGTGCTAGTAACAGCAAATGTCTACGATGATCATTTTGAAATAATTTAGCATTGGCCTGCTCAATTACAGATCGCACATCTTGAAATTCATTAATTTCAATCCTTGTTGTTACTTGAATATTTTTCAAAGCATCGTTGATTGAATTCTGTATGGCATTGGCTTTTCTTAGGGTAATATTCATCGTTTTGTCCTTTTGTTTTCTAACCACTCTTGTTTGGTATATAAACCTTCTTCAATTTCCTCAAGTGCTGCGCTAGTTGGCTTACTGTTTGTGCGTAATCGTGGACTACTGCCTTTGCTAATTTCTCGAGCTCGGTCTGTGGCTATTAATACCAGTTCAAATCTATTACCAACTATTTCTGCTGCTTTATCTGATGTTACTTTTGACATATTTTTAATCTCATGTGTGGATCGGTAAAAGATCAAGTAATAGACTGGACAATTTACAGCGAATAATTTCGCATCAAACAGCAATAATCGATATACAAGAGCCTGCTTAATTCCTTTTACAATAGACAGTTCTTTTTAAGGAGCACACAGGGACCAATAATGTCATTAGCATCAACGCTAACGGTGTCTATCCTCATCTATCTCTTACCTCACCAATTGTGTTATTTCTAACACAATACAACAATTATATATTCTCGTAGAATATAATACAACCTTTTTATTTAAATTTCAGCAGATTCTGAACGTTTAATTAGAGTACAAATTCTGCGTTGAATCTTAGATTTTTCTTTAGGCTTGGACGTCTTTTCCAACAGCTCTGTGAGCTGATTAAAGTTCAGCGGGCCAAGCCGGGTTTTTCCGGTTCGAGTTAGCATTGGACTTCTATGCTTTTTAACTGCCATGATTTTTTTCCTTTACTGTGTCTTGTTGATCGATATCTTTAGGGGGTGTCTTATTTTTTCTAAAGATAGCATCAAAGTTATTATCAAATGTTTCTCGAGGAACGCTCAGCGGCCTTGGCCGATCACCCTTGCCGCCGTCACTCATTGTTCTTCTCGTTCTTCTTTTTTAGCTCTAGCCTTGGGAGCAGTTGCTTTGGCTAGATCGGCTTGAATAAACAATCGTTTGATCGTTGATCTCTCATATGGGCTTGCGGCACTTGCTAGAAAAAACTTAGTTTGTTTTGACATTCTATAAGCAGAATTAGCTTTCATAATAATTTCCTTTGTAAAAAATGGCGCCCTCGGAGAGAATCGAACTCCCGTATAATGCTTTAGAAGAGCACTGCGTCATCCACTACGCTACGAGGGCAAGCAATTAGTATATATATACTGTCAGACATTGTCAAGAACAATATCTAGAATGTTTAGGCAACTTTGCTTTTAGGTAGTCCATTTGATCAGCAATAACGTTTCTATTTTGAAGAATAAATGTTTCCCAACGGCAAGGTCTATATGGCAAATATAACAGCAGCATTTTTGCTTCTTCTGGAGTTCTATTTGCTTTGCGATGATTACAGCTCTTGCAAGCAGTCACTGAATTTTCCCAGGCATTACTACCACCTCGACTGCGTGGATACACGTGGTCTCTTGTTAAGAGATTTGTTGAAAACTCTTCGCCGCAATACGCACAGATATTGTGATCTCGCCTAAACAACAGATAGTTGCCATGTGTGTTGACATTTTCTAGTGGCTTTCGTATCTTACTTTCGCCGTGAACGGCAATAATTGATTTGGTAATAATTAATGAACGTTGACCAGAGTTTTGATATCCACCATGAAATATTTTTAAATCTTCACCGAGTTCCCAAGCAACTTTGTCTGTAGCATAATAATGAATTGCCTCTTCGGAAGTTAACCACTTAAACGGGTTACCGGCAATGTCGAGACCTAAAACTCTATATTCCATGATAGCACCTCTTTCTCCTTTATTTAGTTAGTTTGGTCCTCCCGCTAGGACTCGAACCTAGATCAGCCAATTATCTGTTGCTACGGAGTATAAGCCCGCTGTTTTGCCATTAAACTACAGGAGGATTTTTAATTTGCGGTTACACCCAAAGTTCTCAGTTCATTTACAAATTCACGATGTGCTTTGGCACTAACTTCAATCTTAACAGTTTTCGTCTTGCTCAAATCCCATAGGTCCTTGGCTTCTTTAAGACCTAGTCCTGTGTACTCGCGAATACACCTAATAACTGCTACAGCATTGTCTGATGTGTTTTGCATGTTGTGAAACTTAACTTTTCCACTGACTGTTCCTGTTAGCATAGCAAAAGNAAATTTTACCTTGTATTTCGTTGCCCATTGCTGAGCCCATGGCGTTCCATACTTCTATGCCTTTTTCTTGACCATAGTAATCTGTTATAGAACGAAGAAACTTGATGCCATCGAGCACAATATCATCTAGTGGTGTTAGTTCTTCCATATGGTAACCTCTTGGCAAATTAAAATGGTGGGCCTTCAGGGACTTGAACCCTGGACCTGCCGATTATGAGTCGGATGCTCTGACCAGCTGAGCTAAAGGCCCAAAAATTTGGTGCCTGGAGCCGGACTCGAACCGGCAAGGCTTGCGCCGTCAGATTTTAAGTCTGATGTGTAGACCACTTCCACCACCCAGGCATTTCTCACTTAAAAATACTATTATATATTCTCATTTAGTATCTGTCAACTTCTTTTTAGCAGTATAGTATCGACTTCTTATTCCCTCGTAAGCCTCATTTAATAACTCCGACGTTCCTCTTATGCCGTGCTCTGCTATTAGCTTTAACAATTCATCATAAGGCATTTTTCTTTTTCTGCCACTACTGCCTATGCCACCACCTCGATGATTTTCTGAGAGTTTTTGTTTGTGTTCTTTGGTTTTGGGTTTATTTTTATTTCCCTTTCCAAACGTATTGCCTATCATACGCTGCTGTTTCATTCGACACGCTTCATCATACCCATATTTTTCTACAGTATTTTGCCAAGGATTTTTATGTCCTTTTTTTGTTCGCGTGTTTAATATACGCTCAACAGTTTCTCTGTTGTTCATTGGATTGTTTTCCAAAGTATATCCAGCGGAGTTTCTTACTTGATTGTAATACTTTCTATTCTTTCCATAGTATAAGTCATCGTCGCTTATTTGATTTAGGTATTTTTCTTCTTGAGAAGATAATTCAGTGGCAGTAGTTTTATTACTACTCCACAAAATTTTTCGAGTAAAGTCATTTGGTCGCAGGTTATATTCTTTAATAAAAATTGTTCCGCTACCTATATAACCATCGTTGGGTGTGCCTTCGTGTTTACCTAAATATTTTAATCCTGTAGCAAGGTCAGTCCACTCATAAATAAATCCGTTTATCATACTATTATTTATGTCAGTTTACCTATTTCACCACACCCGCATTTTTTATCGTTCCTCTGTATTAACCAAAGGTATTACAACCTGGCAATGTTCGCCATTAACTTGAGTCCAAAAGGATATATCCAAAGTATACCCAATACCTCTAGATGAATCTTTAATCAATTCAAATGCGGCAATATCAAATTTATCAACAATTCTTTGAATATTTCCCAAATCTAATTTACATAATGTAATTTGATTCATGATGTTTCTCCCAATCAATTTATGTAATCATTATATACAGTTTTTACCGTTCTGTCAACTATTTTTTGGTGGAAGCGGGGGGATTCGAACCCACGATAGTCTCCGTATGAAGGAGGTGCATTAAGCCTCTATGCTACGCTTCCATTATTCGCAATGTAATTTAGTAATTCTTTTCCATCCAAATTCTGGTATAAATTGTTTCCATGCAGTATATGTTTTAAAACATACTGGGCAAGTTACTCTATAACTAATCTTTTGCATTTTGGCCCTCATATATTTTCTTATATTGTTTAAGCCATTCGGCTGCTTCTTTTGCTTCTTGTTTCCATCTAGGAAGATATTCATTATAAACAGATTCTTCCGGCCATAGTTTTGGGTCTCGTTCAAATTTCCAATTTTCCAAACAATCTAACACATCGTCTATATTATCATATTCACTATATGCATGTTGAATACATGATGCCTGATGTTTACCAAGACCCTCAATTGTATTAATACCAAGTATATCTTCGGCATAGCACTTACCGCAAGAACAAGGGAAGCAAACACAATCTCCGGCATGACTATCTCGTAATTCTGAAATGTACATTTCTAGTAGTTCGTCGATGTTTCTTTGGTAATTTACTTCTTCTCTAGCATTTTTAAGATTGAAATTTTTCTCAGACAAATAATATCTAGTCGCAAATAATTGACTTTCATATTCCTCAATCATAATCTTGAGTTTAAATATTTCAATCTCATTATCATCAAGTTCAACTATTGATTCTAACGGGTTTTCTTTGTATATAATTTTCATATTAAATCCTTGGTTGGACCGATGGGATTTGAACCCACTCTGAGAGAGTCACAATCTCTAGTGCTAACCAATTACACTACAGTCCACATTGTTTGGCTCCGAGTGACAGATTTGAACTGCCGCTGACGTGGTTTTGGAGACCACCGCTCTACCAAACTGAGCTAACCCGGAATAGAAGGTCTACCTCATCCCCTTCACTGAACTTGAGCTTTACGACGGTTTCTCTACGAGCATTTCGGACGATGTTCATTACCGTCAACGTCCTAAGGTTTTAAGATCTTGGAGCATCGAGCCGGATTTGAACCGGCGAACAACGGTTTTGCAGACCGCGCCATTAGACCACTCTGGTATCGATGCTTTGTTACATTGCGGACCCACCCCCAGTCCTAAATCCCACTTGTCCACCTTGTTCTACGATCCGCTTTAATACATCTTCAAACAAGATTGGGGCGTAGTTGGGGAGTTGTTCCACGCTTACATTGTAATAGCGAGGATCTATTTCATCACCGTATAGGATCTCTCCTGTAGCAGCATTAAAGCCTGTTGCCTTTACAACTCTGTTAGCATGTAAGTGTCCATGGATATTGCATCCAAATCGTCCAAGACTTGCTTCATGAACAGGAATATGGCTTAGGATAAGACCATTCATCACATGATACGCCCGCAGTTCACGGAAATATTCACGATACTCTTCGTCTCGAAAGATGTCGTGATTGCCTCGGATCAGGACTTTGTCCCCGTTCAAACGAGCCAAAGTTTTTAAAGCTCGACGATTGATAGCAACGTCGCCTAAGAAATATATTTTATCATTAGGCTTCACACGCTCATTATAGACTTTAACAAGATGCTCGTCCATTTCTTCGGCGGTATCCCAGGGTCTGAGCTTGGTCCCGTCTGGCCGAAGAAAACGGCACACACCTGCGTGTCCAAAATGCGGATCAGAATACAAGAAAACAGAAGGCATAATAACATCTCCCTTATGCTAAATAGATAAATATAAGTATAACACAAACCAAATAAAAGATCAACTAAAATGGCCTATGTATATAAAGTAACCTTTAACCCTACTAACCAATACTATATTGGATATAGAGGTAGTAAAAAAGCAACGCCTAGCGATTTATTTGAGACTTATTTTACCTCAAGTAAAGTAGTAGCTCGGTTAATCAAAGAACACGGTGTAGATAACTTTACCAAAGAAATCCTGGCGGAGTTTGATTCAGGAATAGAAGCATACGAGTATGAGCAACAACTACTTCGCGAGCATGATGTAGAGTCAAATACACAGATGCTAAACAAACGACTAACTTCCTGTGCTTTAGACACCTTTAAATATCATACTGATAAAACACGGGCACAAATGAGCGAAAGTCGCCGACAACTATGGACAGATACAGAATACAAAGAAAAAGTATCCACTGCTGTTAAAAACTCTTGGCAAGATCCTGCTCGAGCCGCAAGTCTTAAAACACCAGAGTTCCGCCAACTAAAAAGTCAACAAAGTAAGGAACTATGGCAGAATCCAACATACTTAGAAAAATACACACAATCGCACACAGAAGCGATGGCAAAACCAGAATATCGCGAATGGCACAGCAATCACAAAAAAGAACTATGGAAAGATCCTAACTTATAGAGAAAAACAATCTAAATCAAGTAAGGCCAAGTGGGCCGACCCTGAATACAAGGCAATGATGAAGGCTAAAAGAAAAGCCAAGTGGGCCGACCCCGAATACAAGGCAATGATGTTAGCTGCAAGAAAGAAAAGTTAATTACACTTGAGCAAACATACTGATGGCATATTGCCTCCTTAACTTTCATTTTAATCCCAACACTGTCATCAGTTTGTGTTTCACCATAAGGTTTGGTACACGAAATTTCTCCGTATCTTGAAAACCCAACATGGTGCCAACTTCTGCCACAGCGCCACTACGACACAGCCCAGCATGGCAATGTACAATCACATTCATACTGTTGTCACGAGCGTACAATAGGTCTGCTGCGATGTTTTCAGCATCCTCATCAGTGATTGCTGCTGCGTAGGTAAAGTGCCCTTCATCCTCTACATCCAAGAATGAGTATTGACGCACTCTCTTAAACTCATACCTGGGCTGTGGCCACTCTGTGCCAGGATCCACAATCTGAATCAGCATGGCGTTGGGGCCTGCATCGTAATGAATGCCCTTTTTAATATCTTCTAGTGATACGTTTTCAATCCACATGTTATAACTCAACTTTCTTCATAAATTTTAAATGGGCAGCCATAGCAGCACCGCATGGAAATGCCTCACCCACCGCAAACATTGCTCCATTGAGGGTAAATGGTTTCTTAACTTGGTCGCCATTCCACCAACCGCGTTCAATGCTGATGTATCCCTGTTTACCCAAATGCTCACGCAGCTGGGTAAATTCTGGGTGATCAATGCTGCTGATTGTGGAGCAGTTACCTTTGCCCTTCATGATCAGCAGCATCTCTTCAGCAGTTGGTATACGCCCATCTTTGGTGTACGTGTTCCATTCCTCACGAATATGTACACTGGTTAGGTATGCTGGGTCTATGGTAAAGTTCATTATGCCCACCTCAATGCGAACATTACAGCATCTCTCTCGTCTTCAAATTCTGTAATCTTAGTGCCTTCACTTTGAATCCAACGACCTTGGCAATGTTTACGGCACCAACGACTGCGGTCACTCCAGATTGAACCCGGTTTTGCTTCAATCCTGTACCAGGTGGACCTATCGGGAATTATAAGGTCCATTACTACCATGTCTCACTCTTTAATATTTGAAACATCAGCTCTTTCTGTTCATCCTCTGTAAGCAATACCGAACTGTAGGGATATCTGTTCTTGTACCATATCATCTGCCCGGTGGTATTATAAGACACGATAGTATGTGCGTTATAGGCAAGATCTCGTGGTATATGATCAGTGTCAACCATTACATAACGCCCAACGGTTCTAATGCCATTGAGTGTGCGTATACCAGTTGGCCCTCGTCCTAAATCACAGTAGTACATTATTTGCCACCTGTGGCTTCACAGCCCTTCTCATAATCCCATACAACATTGCTGCCCAACATTTTCAATACTTTGTATTTGTTAGTGGCTTCTACACACTCTCTCGGCTGTCCTATACTGCCTACTACCGCCCAACAATTGTTACATCTATGACCAAACCCTGCTTCGTAGCAAAAGGTTGCGGAAGCACCACAGGGTAAATGTATAGTATTGTGTATCATTATGCCTTCCTGCGTCTAAACGAAATGTCTTTATCGCCTCTGCGTTTATTCCAACTGTAAACCTCGCCGTTGGGCAATAGTCCGTTCACAACACCATCAACACCGGGTTCGCCAACAAACACCAAAGGTTCTTCTTGATGTTGCCTAATAGCTTCTCTTTGTTCAACCCAACTTAACTGAGGTTTAGAAATCATATTTCTCACGGTTGGTATGATCTGTTTTTAAGGTTTCCCACATTAGAGTTTTTTGAAATTGTTCAAAAGCAGGTCCTTTGTTTAGCCAAGCAGCCACAGCAGCGTCNCTNCCCCAACTACCNGGAGGAGCATATTCTTGTAGCCATTGTAAATATTTTCCCAGGATTGGTTTGTTCCAANNATCGGCACGACTAATAACTTCGGTCCACGGGTCGTCGCATAGCAATGATGTTAGAAAACCACCCGGAGGTAGAGCGTACAAGAAATAGTTTTTGAGTGCTTCTTGGCTTATATCAGGTAGGCCGCTGAAACCACCGTTCCAATCAAATTTTGTTTTCATCATTTAGCCCTTTGTGGTTTTGTTAACATAATCACGGTTAATATTAGCGCATCACGCTCATTTTTAAAATACAGTTTACCATTATCATAATGCCAGCGAGCTGTTTCATCTTTTGTCCATGCTCTAGAAAATATAAATTGCCGTCGAACACCAACAACGCCTGATTGAATTCTCCGCTGCGGAGTATATTGACAATAACTGCGACCTAATTTTTTTCGACATACCGTTTGTGCGTGTGTTCTAAATCCTTGCGGAACATCAACAGAAACGGGATAAATTTTAGAAAACGTATTTAAATTGGGCTTGTTAGCATACTTTTTCATATTGAGTTTTTCTAATTAATCAAATACTAG